TAATTGGAGAGTGAACGTTATTTGGAGTTTCTCTGTTTGAACTATCAACGTGGTCTTTAATTGACCTTCTTAATAATCTTGGTGGATAGAAATTTACTACTTGCAATTCAAAATCTTTATTTTTGCTCGGAACAATAAATGCTTGGTCTTGAACCTCTAATAGTTTTTTATTTTTTTCTACTTGATTTATTTTCCACTCAAATACATCACCGATAAATTTAGCATCAATACCTCTTCGTCTAATGGTAATCGATGTGTTATCTTTTTCATATCCAATTCCACCATTTGCAATATTGACAGCAACTATTCTCCCATTTTCAATAACTGGTCTTATATCTGCAAAACTTCCAGTTCCATTGACAACAATATCTATTCCTTTATCATATCCAGATCCATAACTTAAAAATTGAACATCTACTATTGTTCCATTTAAAACAATTGGCTTCAATAATGCCTCTGAAATTATTGGTTTTATTTTGATATCAGGTCTTCTATGGAAGTTAATAATATCAGAAACCCCATATCCAACCCCAGCATTTTCCAAGAATACACTTTCTATTGAACCCAAAACTATAGGTTCAAACTCAGGCTCAATAATACTTGTTGCCCCAATTCCTGATAATGTTTCAACAACTAGTCTTATTGGTGGGTACGAAAATGTATGTACACCTGTTCCCAAAGAATTAAATTTTACATACTTTTTATTTTCATAATTTACATCATAAAATTCAGTTCCTAATCCAATTAAAGAAAGTTTGAATTTATCATCACTCAATACTGTCACCACATATTCTGATGTCGTTGACAACCCAGATATAGGAGTCCCTGTTGTTGAATATCTTAAAATATCTTTATTTTTAAATCTATGATTTTTTGCAAAAACATAATGGTCGAATGTATTTACACCATTAGTTTTATCATCAAATGCTAAAATTGATGGGATTTTAATAATCCTATTTGAATAATTAGAACCAGAATTTTTTACACGAACTTCAGTAATAGTATTTTTTGACTTTACCGATATAAAGGAGTGGAATCCAGAGCTAATTCCAACCAAATTAACTTCATTTACTTTTCGGTGAGCGTCTTCTAACCTTTCATATAACTTAATTTGTGTTGGATTAATTACACCCGCATAATAGTTTGCATTTGTTTTTAGTGGGAAAATTTCAGAATTAAAATTAGAATTGTATGAAATCTCTTCACCATCATCAAAATTGTGCTTTTGAGAAAATGTAATAGTATTTGTTGTTGGGTTCACACCAGAACCATCACCCTTAAATCCAGAATTTATTTTTGATTTTACTAAATTTGGTTCTACTACTGCACCTGTTCCATTTCCTCCAACTATGGTAATTTTTGGTTTAATTTGATATCCAACTCCTGGGGTAATAATTTTTACCGCAGACAATCCACCAACTATATTGACATATCCCTTTGCGTTTCTTCCAGAAACATCAGATATCTCTAATTCTGGTGGATTTATAATATCGTAACCCCTTCCAGGGTTAGTTACAGTCACCGAATCCAATCTTCCATAATAAATGTTCTCATCAAATAATGTTGGTGAGTAAAGTTCGGTGCCATTTATTAAAATACCAATTTGTCTGTTATTTGTTGTTCTATCTGCAACCTGTTTTAGTGTACTATCACCCTTAATATAATTAAATTTCTTAAATATTTTTTGATTCTTTACTACCTTGTTCTCATAATCTAACTTAACAAAAGAGTCGGAAGATATATTTCGTTCAAACTCAACATAGACACCAGAATATAAATCACTTTTACTTAGTGATAATCTGATTCTTTTACTATCTTTATTATCTCCTATAGTTGTGACATGATATATTCCAGTTTTAATTCCAGAATTTGAACTTGGAAAATAATAAATTTTTTCTCCAGTGTAAAAATTATGTACAATATCTGTTTCAAGTATATTTGTTTTTCCTAATCCAGGATTTGTAGATGTTTTTATTACTTGATTCTTTGCATATACTGGATAATTTGGTATTCCAGAAGATGCAACATAAAATGATTCATAAGAATCATCTATGTATGTATTTTGAATAGATACTGGAATAGTATTTACTGATGGGGTGTGATTTGTATCACTAGTTCCAAGAATTATTATTTCCTTTAATAAGGTTTTTTTAGTAGCATCTAAATTGCTTGATACCTCAACAGTGTTTTGGTTTATTATATTTACAATTTCTCCATCAATTTCAATGTCATTTGAAACATCTGGATTTGTTAATTTTATTTTTTGTCCAATATAGAATCTTATGTCATCATAAAATTCTACTGTGTATATTTTTCCACTCGTATCACCAGATTTTATGATATTTTTAATTTTATGATTAGTACTTACATTGTATAACCAACTGTAAAATTCTGGTTTATCACTCAATTCTGCCCCAAATGAAGACAAAGATATTTTGTCATTAACTAAAAGATTAGAAGTATTATCATATTTAACTTCACCTATAACATTAATTAATCTAAATTCTATTTTTTCGTTATTTCTATCAAAAGTATAGACAAAATTTGACTCAAAGACTTCATCACCATATTCTAATCCAACAATTAACCCAGACACTCCCAAGAATTGAGTGTTTGTTTTGTCAGTATATGAAAGAGTTAGTGTGCCATTTGCAGTATTGACACCTTTTACTAAAATTGTACCACTTTCTGGAAATCCTATAGTAGAATCAACATAAAGCACATCAGAAAATGCATCAACTTTTTTTGTTATATTTGTTTTTTTAGTGCTAACAAAATTAGATATAAACGAAGTGCTATCTAAGTAAATTTCATATAAATTTTTGTTATCTACTGGTCTAAATTCTATAGAATAAATTGATGCACTGGCCGAACCAATCTCACCATTATCCTGGAATAATGATGCTCTATCTGGACCACTTATAAGTAGAGGGTCTGATCCATTAATTTTTTCAACAAGGATATTTTTTGTGACAAAAAAGTTATCATCCGATGGTCTCAAAATATAATCTTGAGGCTTAATTACAGAAATATCAGCATTAAAAAGAATTTTAAAGAGTATTTTATACGAAGTATCTGTACCTTTAGTTGTATAAAAATCTATAGCTCTCGATAAAATATTTTTTATTTTAACTTCAGGTATAAAATTTCTATTTTCAAATCCTGGTAAAAACTGGGATTTAAATTTTGTGAATATTTCTTGATAAAATACTAAATTTAAGTTATTTACTACGCTCCCAGAAGAATGTGTAGCAGAAGTTGTCGTAGAAAAATTTAACAGACTTGATGAGTTAAACTTATTTAATTCATCAATACCAGAAAATCCACGAGAGCAACCAGTGAAAGAATTGGATGTTTTTCCTGTATATGTAATTATCTCATCATCTATTTTTAATAGTCCATATGTATCTGGAAACCCTATTGTGTGATTTACTAATATTGTGTCATCAAACGTCAATAGAGTTTCTGTTAGTTGGCATGGAACAAGTAAAGTAAAGAATAATTCATTATTGTATGTTCTTGAATCTTTATATTTGTCAAGATTTGCAGCAATATCTGCAATACCAGTTGGATGCTCCTGAGAGATGTAATATTGATTTAAAAATTCCCTGAATAAAGGGGAATCTTCATTTAAAAAAGAAGGAATTTGAGATTCAATGATATGCTGAATCTTTACTCTACTGTTAATATCTGCCATTTTATCTAGTATATGCTCCGTTTGAATAACTTGAAGTTACAATATATTCGGTTGCAGAAGTATTTTCTCCAGAACTAATTCTATCTTCAACCATATTGACAACAAGATTATCAATACTTAATTCTAAATATATATCCTGCAATGCAATCACATCATTTGACTCTGGAATTGCCTGAATTTCAACACCATTTGGACTTACCGAACTTATAATATTTACGGTGTCAAGATAAACTTCACCTTTTTTATAATAAACTACCCCTGCATTATTTTTAACGATGAATGGAACATTATCTTTTAAAGTAAAATAAAAAATTGTCCCAGTGGTATCATCAATAGGTACATCACTTAAATAAACAGTTCCATTAACATTTTCTATCGAAAATCCAGAAGATTTGATGTTGTAACCTCTATTGTCTAATGTATTGTTCTTTTTAATGTGAAATGCGTTACCAAAACAAATTTCATATGTGGCATTTTGATTAAATGCTGGCTGTAAATCTCTTCTTATTTTTACTTTTGTGATATTTGAAGTGATAGAGTTGCTTATATCATCAATTAGTCCATTTACTTTACTATACTTAAATCTTCCTCCAAAATTATTTAAATCATAGGAAGTTCCATATGCAGTAAGAGTCTCAATAACTTTATTTCTAAGTATTGATGAATCTAATACTGAACTTTTATCATAATAAACACTAGTATTTAATTCTACATATAAGTACTTCAAATCAACTAATTCTGGTTTTATACCTGCAATAGAATATTGTTTTAATTGCTTCTTGATTTCTTCCTTTGATATTCTTGACAAAAACTTTCCTTGTCTTGGTTTTACAGATATAAAAACTTTTCCGTATTGTGGTGGATCTAATTCATCTCCACCATATGCAGTAACAGACTCTACATTCGGGAATATGAACGGTATTAATCCTTTGTAGTCATTTGCTGTAACTGCTCTATATTGAGAAGAATAAACTCTTGGAGCAAGGTATTTGATAGAGTCAATTTTTTCAATATCATCGCCATTTTCGGACGGTAGTGTTGTGGTTAAAGGAGAAATTCCTGTAGTAATTCTATTTTGATTGTTATCTTCTAAAATTCCAGAGAAATTAAAGTTTGCACATCCATTTCCTGCTTTTCCATTTGTAATAATGTAACTTACAAAAACAGAACTTCCTGACGCTGGTTTTCTTCCAAATACATTATCTCCAAATAATAACTCATATTTCTCATCTTCTACTTCTTGTACTAAAAATATTTTAGAATTTGAATCGACATTTAAAATATTTGTATATTGCTCATACTCTTCATTTGCCAAATCCGTGACGAATACACGAATACTTGTAGTGTCAACAGATGGATTGGGGATTACAAATTTTTGATCTGGTTGAGAATTATCTACAACAAAACTTTTAGTTAAAAACGTTCCTTCCCACAATTCAATGTCATTAAAATATGCAAATCCAGCAGCATCAACAGTTACGGTGATATCTTCTGGTATAGAGAATACATAGTTTCCCGTCTGAATTGAACCCAAAGCAATTACTCCTGCTTTAAGAGTAACTGATTTTACATCTAAAAATCCAGAAGTATTTACTGCAAAACTCACTCTTGCCTTTGATGCTCTTCTTGATCTTGGAACATATCCAATATTACGTGCTAATGCAACTACATTTTCTCTTAATGTCGCACTATCAAGAAATGATTCATTCACCGTCATGTTTGTGTTAAATGACGTGATATATGAATTATATGCTAAGATATCAATTAATACAGAAAAATTAGAACCTTCGAAATCAAAATCTGTAAAATTGCTATTTGCTCTTAGATAGTCTTTAATTTGTGTTCTTAGATCCTGAAAATCTAAGTTTGTAAATTGGTTGAATGACATTATATTCTAAGTTGGTAGTAAAAGAAACTCTATATTTTGTGGTGGAAATCCTAGACCAACAATATCATATTCAATTTCAACATTTATTTGATTCTCATCTGGTATAGATGTCGCTCTAATATCTTTCAAGACAATTCTTGGTTCATAATTTTTTAATACACTCATAACTTCTTGCTTCATAAGGATATGAAGTTCTTCACTTGCAAGTTCAAAGAGATTTCTTGTTATTGAAGTCCCAATAAGTGGATTAAAATACCTTTCACCAAGAATTGTTCTAACTAAATTTGTAACAGATTTCTTTATTGCATCTTCATTCTTAATGACTAAAATATCATTAGTTACTGGATGTTTTGCAAAAGATAAACTAATATCCTTAAATGCTCTTGAAATCCTTGTGGACATTAAGATTGAAAGTGTATTTAATATATCTATAATACTTTTAGACTAATTTTTTGCCATAACACGGCTCGGTTCCATATTCCCAATCATCATAATCATCATCATTACGAATACTCTCATGCAATTCTGTTTGTTTTTTTAAATCATGCTTTGATGGAGAATCATCAATCGATTCTTGAATTGTTTCTTTAGTAGTTAATGATTGGTAATCTGTAACTAATTTTGTGGTTCCCCACATTTGACGCATATAATTTTTATCTCTATCAACTGGTAAGTTAGACATTGTTAGCTCCTGTTTCGTTAAAAACAGAACTTTTTTTTGTAGGAGGTTGCTATCTCCTCTAACTTTATTTAACGCAGTACATGACGAAGGGTATACTTATCCGAATCTAGATATTTTAGCATCTCCAATGCTATTAATTTTGGATTTCCTGGTCCGCAAGTATACACATCAATAGCAATACACCCTTCTTCTGGCCAAGTATGACATGAAACGTGACTTTCTGACAATGCCATTACAATTGTGACTCCTTGAGGAACAAAACAATGCTGATAAATGTTCAAAATTGTCATTCCAGCACGTTTTACTCCATTTTCCATTGCTTCTTGAATGGAAATACCATCGTTAAGTAGGTCAAACTTAACGTCATAGACCTCCAACAGGAGGTGATTCCCCATTGAAAACTTCTCCAACTCGCATAAACCTCCTATTTTCCCCGAAAAACTATTTATTTGACGTAAATTCCTCGTCTTCCGTATGTATCATACTCAGAATCCTTGATAAAACTAGGATTTTCACGAAAATTATCATCCCAAACTGGAATTGCAACATCATTGTCGTACCTAAAATCTGGATTTTGTCTTACATGTACCTCAATTAAATTTCCATCAATGAATTCACAGTTAATCCAGTCATAATTGCCTGATAAATTGGACAAAATCGGAGGAAATCCGACTTTCCTATCAATTTTTTCCCATTTTTGCCACTTGTAAAGAGGGTCATTCTCATCTTTTGTGCCCTTTACTACTAATTTTGCTTCACCGTAGTAGAAATCAACACTTAAATGCTCCCCTCTAAAGACTTCACACCAAAAATTTGATGGATGAAAGTGTTCTGTAGTGTCTTCTATCCATAAAATTTCGGCAAAACGACCCATTCCAAGAAAATTAATGGATGGTCGAACAATATAAAAGTCGGGTTTAGGGACTGTGGACCCAATTGGACCACATTTATACCCTAAAATCCGACTTAATTGTAATTTATTGTATATCCACAGATCGTCATGATGAATTGCACTCCACTCATCATTAACGTCTAAGTGATACATTACCCTTTTCCTTGTCCACGATACTTCTTACGTGCCTTATTACGGCTAGTAGCACTGTATTTAGTATTGCGACCACAACCTTGAAGAGTCAGTTTAGGTTGTGCTTCAGTCTTTTGTCCACCTTTTGCACTTTTTTTCACTGCCATTGTAATAATCTCCTAGTTGGTTTTCGTTTACGGTTTTTTTAACGGGTTTTTTGCCATTTAAAATGCCCTTAGAAGACCTTGAAATCTCCGTAAGGGCATCATACCAAGAATCTCGTAGAACGTCAAGAAGACGGTTTCTAAGGGGAATCAGATGATTCTTGTCTTCTCGTGTCCAACACGAATCTTAGGATCACACCAAATCTCAAATCCTGCTTCTTTTGCATCAAGACAGAATGAGACATCCTCTCCACACATATCTTGAACCTCTCC